GCAGAACTGGCGCATAAGACCAAAGAGATTAAGACACAATGGGTCAAACCTAATTCTGTGGATGTATACACATGAAATATCTGCTTGCAATTGCTTTGATAATGCTGACTGGCTGCGAGGATCGCTACAGGTACAAATGTCAAAATCCTGATTATTTCCACGCACCAGAGTGCCAAAAGCCAAGGTGTCTATTCACCCAGCAGTGTCCAGAGTACCTGGTCGCACCAATCTTGGAGAAAAAAGTTGACGAAGTTAAACCTAACCCCTGAGGAAATCGAGGTCAGAGTTTGGGGCTTTGTGGTCATTTCGGTGACTTGCATTCTTTGCTTCATTGTTGTCGCGCTTTTGTACTCTGTGACCTTTGTCACTCAGCCCATCAAGTCCATGGCCCCGATTGACCAGGCTTACACCAAGATGCTCAACGACATTGTCTTGCTCATTGTTGGCGGCATTGGTGCGGTGATGGGCAAAAAGGCTGTGGGGTCTGCTGCCAAGGCTTTTGGTGGCCAGCAGTCCATGCAGCCGATGGGCCAGTGCATGGGTCAGCCCATGCAAGGCTATGGCCAGCAATACGGCTACAGCAACAATCACGGCTTTACATCTAGCACCAATGGCATCCCAAGCCAGCCATTTGGGGCCATGCCCACTTGGACCAATCCAGAGCTTGATGAGTCTTGGACCCCTGGTCCACCACCAGACACGCCACCGGACCATCTTGAAGATGACCATGAGCGCGTGCAACTGGCACAAGCCAGACAGGAGTCAGAATAATGTTTGGCATCCCATTCCCCTATATCGCTCTGGCTGTTTGCATAGCCTTGTTTGGCTCTTACCGAGGTGGCTACCATTACGGCTGGTCAGATCGTGACGCTGAAATGCAAATTGTCATTGCCAAGAAAAACGAAGAGTCACGGGCCAAAGAGCAGGCCATGAATGAGAAGATCAACACCACTGCAACCCAACTACAGGAAGCAAACAATGCTATCAATCAAAAGACTTCTGCCCTTGATCGTGCCATTCGCGCTGGTCGCGTGCGCCTCCCAGCCGCAAGTTGTCTACAAACCCCCACAAGTGCCACCATTGCCGCCCCAAATAGCAAAGAAACAGGAGGTCAATCTGACAGACCGGCTGACCCAGCTGCTGATGCCGAGCGAGCCACCCTCCAAGCCATTGCCGAAATAGTGGCCCAAGGTGACAGGAACACGGCCCAGCTTAATGCCTGCATTGATGCCTATGAATCTGTAAGGAGCTTGGTCAATGATCAACGCTGAACAACTAGCCCAATTGCACATTGGCCCACAGTGGGCCGATGCACTCAATGCGACATTTGAGCGCTTTGACATTTCAACGCCACTGAGGCAGGCGGCCTTTATTGGCCAGTGTGGCCATGAGTGTGGCAACTTCAGAATCCTTGAAGAGAACTTGAACTACAGGGCTGAAGCCCTGCAAAAGCTCTGGCCCAAGCGCTTTGACGCGGCCAAGGCTCAGATGTGTGCCAAGAATCCCAAGCTCATTGCCAACACTGTCTACAGCAGCCGCATGGGCAACAGGGATGAGGCCAGTGGCGATGGGTATCGGTTTAGAGGCCGTGGGTGCATCCAGCTCACAGGGTCTGCGAACTACCACCACGCTGGCCAAGCGCTGGGTGTGGACCTGATCATGCAGCCCGAGCTGGTGGCCACGCCCCAGTATGCTGCACTGACTGCCGGATGGTTCTGGGACACCCACAAGCTCAACCAGTATGCAGACAGTCAAGACTATAAGACCATGACCAAAAAGATCAATGGCGGGTTTATTGGCCTAGACGATAGGATCAAGCACATCAACCATGCGCTGTCTGTCCTGACATAATTGCCCCATGGCCACCAAACAGCAACAATTAGAGACTCCATCGATACCGAGTCTGGGTTTCCCCCCAGAGGCGTATGAGCGCAGGCACTTAAATGAGAACTACAGCGCTTTAAATGGCTACTTCAGAAAAGTGACTACAGTGCTTGGGTCTTTGTTTGGACCAAGGGGCGGCAAGTTTATGAACAACCCCTATGGGGCATTTCAAAGCACTGTGGACCAGACTGCGGCAGCGGCCAACACGGCCTACGCCATGACACTGAATACGACCGACTACGCCAATGGCGTGAGTGTCGCAAGCAATTCACGCATCACAGTGGTTGACTCTGGCATTTGGAATTTGCAGTGGTCTGGCCAGTTTGAAAACCCAGACTCTCAGGACCATGACGCAAGGGTTTGGCTCAAGATCAATGGGACTGTGGTCACTGGCTCGACTGGTTTCTTTGCCGTGCCAAGCAAGCATGGCTCAGTCAATGGACACACATTGGTCGGCTGGAATTACTTTTTGAGCTTGAACGCAAATGATTACGTTGAATTGTGGTGGGAGACTGACAGCACTCAGGTCTCTATTCAAGCCTATGCTGCGGCAGGAAGTTACCCCTCAACGGCATCACTTATTGCGACAATGACATTTGTCTCAAACATCACCTAAATACTGCCATGTACATACCAATCAAATTACCGCCAGGCATTTACAGAAACGGCACTGAGTACCAGTCAGCAGGCCGATGGTTTGATGCGAACTTGGTGCGATGGTTCGAGAACACTTTGCGGCCCATGGGCGGGTGGAGAAAGCGCTCGACCCAGCAACTAAGTGGACTGTGCAGAGGGTTCTTAAGCTGGCGCGACAATAGCGCGACACGTTTTACCGGCATTGGTACGCACACCAAACTCTATGCCATGAATGAGTCCGGCACGATTAAAGAAATCACACCAACTGGATTCACAAGTGGAACTGCTGATGCCATTGTCAAAACTGGTTATGGCTACAGTGACTTTGGCAAATTTAGCTATGGCATTGCACGCCCAGACCTTGGATCAATTACACCGGCCACCACATGGTCCATGGACACATGGGGTGAGTATTTAGTGGCTTGCTCCAATGCGGATGGCAAGCTCTATGAGTGGCAATTGGGTTTCACAACGCCCACACTTGCAGCTGTCATCACCAATGCCCCAACAAGCAACAAGGCGGTCATGGTGACTGCCGAGCGCATCATGTTTGCCCTTGGCGCTGGTGGCAACCCAAGAAAAGTCCAGTGGTGCGACCAAGAGAACAACACTGTATGGACACCGGCAGCCAGCAATCAGGCTGGGGATTATGAGCTGGCCACGCCTGGCACGCTGATCGCTGGCAAAAGGGTCAAGGGCATCAATCTATTGTTTACCGATGTGGATGTCCACACGGCCCAGTACATTGGCGCGCCATTTGTCTATGGCTTTGAAAAGGCTGGAAGTGGCTGCGGCCTGATCTCGGCCCAGTCAGTCGCGGCCATTGACACTGCTGCCATTTGGATGAGCAAGGCGGGCTTTTGGATTTATGACGGCTACGTCAAGCCACTGCCAAGTGATGTGTCCGACTATGTCTTTGGCAATATGAACTTTAATCAGTCATCCAAGGTCTATGCGGTCCACAACAGCCAGTATGGTGAGATTTGGTGGTATTACCCAAGTAGCGCAAGCAATGAGAATGACAGTTATGTCACCTACAACTACAGAGAGCAGCACTGGAACATAGGCACATTGGCCAGAACTGCTGGCACTGATGCTGGGGTGTTTTCTAATCCAATGGCGGTTTCTGTTGACGGCTACGTTTATGACCATGAAGTTGGCTTTGCCTATGACAGCGCCAGCGTCTATGCTGAGTCTGGGCCAGTGCAATTGGGCAATGGCGACAACATCATGTCTGTGCGTGAAGTTATTCCAGACGAGCAAACTTTGGGTGAGGCGGTGGTTTCATTTAAAACCCGCAATTACCCCACAGGCGACCAATCCACATTTGGACCATACACGGCAGCAAATCCAACTTCTGTCAGGTTTGCAGCGCGTCAAGTCAATTTGAAGGTGACTGGTGCGGTACTGGCTGACTGGCGCATTGGGGTGGTGAGGCTTGATGCTGTCCCTGCCGGAAAGAGATGAGCGACCAAGAACAATTGGAGAGGCTGCGCCACCATGTGGAGGCTGCCTTAGAATACAGCGGAGGCACACACAATTTTGACGATGTCGCTGAGATGGTTGAGAAACAGCAATTACAGCTGTGGCCTGCCAAAGAATCGGTGGTGTTGACAGAGATCATTGTCTACCCTAGGCTAAAGAATTTGCACTATTTTCTGGCTGGTGGCGACCTAGATGAACTCTCACGGATGAGACCAATGATCGAGTCCTGGGGCAAGTCTATTGGCTGCACCAGAGTGACCTTGGCAGGCCGAAGAGGCTGGTCAAAGACATTTTTGAAAGATGAAGGATACAGCCCACAATGGTCTGTATTGGCAAAGGAACTTTAGGGGAATAGATATGGCGACTTCAGCTGGACTTGCATGGTCATTGGCCAATGGTATTACTCAGGAAGAGTATGACAAAAACTTGGTTGATGCATTAACACGCGCACAAGGCCAAGGCTTAGACGATGCTGCAATTTCCAAAGAGATGCAAAAATGGGGAATTGACCCAGCAGATGTGGCGCGTGCCACTGGCGTTACTACTGAAGCCGTGCAGTCTAGGGTGGATGCTGTTGCACCAAGTCTTTTGGCTACGCCAGAGGAGGCTGCACCAGAGCCGGTTTCAAGTGGCGGCCTTTTGGATGTGGCCCCAGTGACTCCTACTGCAACGCTACCGACCACCCCAATCACAATAAATTCACCACTAGCGGCAGCCCCAGCGGCAGCAGCACCAGCAGCTACGGCTGCCAAACAGTCTGCCGGTCTTGCATGGTCATTGGCCAATGGGATTACTCAAGAGCAATACGACAAAAATTTGGTTGAGGCATACAAAGGTGCTGTGGCCCAAGGTTTAACTGATGCGCAAATCAAAAGCTCCATGGACCAATACGGCATTGATGCTGCTGACTTGGCCAGAGTAACTGGCTCAGATGTTAAAACTGTTCAATCCAGAATGGATTTGGCAGTGCCTAAAACTCCAGATGAGATTGCATTCGACAAGGCTGCAAAGGCTGAACTGGCAACAAGACAGACCAAAGCAGATACCCAAACAAAAGCAAATGAAGTAGCGTGGGCTGAACAACAAAGAAAAAATGCGCTTGATTTTGCAGCGCAGCAAAAAACATTGGCAGATACAGAGGCCGCCAAGTTGGCTGCTTTAAGAACTCCAGAAACCAATCCATTCATAAATGATGACATGGTCTAGTCCTTATCCAAAAGTCTTTGCACGGGTGAGCAATGCACCACCAGAGGATGCACTGCGATCATCGGCAGTTTGTGAATCGTTCAAGGCTCGCTCATAGAGTGTTGCCCATGTCTGGATTCTCGCATCATCTTGCAAGTATGGCGCAGCTTGGAGCAATGATCCATACAGATAAATGTCGGGGCTTGAGGCCAAAAGCCAATTGCTGGTGTTGCTAGTTGATAACTTTGACAACTTTGAGTAATAGATTAACTCGGTCGTGTAGGTGGAATCGGGTGTTGGAACAATGCGCAATTGGCCACCAACAACACCAAAGAATTTGGGTTTACCGCTGCCGGTGTATTTGGTCATTTCAGCATCTAGCGCGTCAATGCTTAAAAACGACAATGGGGTCTCAGGATTAGTGCTTGTGAGCTTTAAAGATTTGGCCTCTAAGAAGTCAGCAGGCACAGCGCCATATTGCACATCAAAAGACGCATTGGCCCTGACGATCATCTGCCTGGCACGCAATGTTCTTTCGATTTGCGCCTCGGCCAGAGAGATAAAGTCAGGAATGACAGAAGTCAGGTCCGACCGATTAAGCCAGTCACCAATGGATGTCTTCAGTTCTGCGTATGTAGTCAGTGCCATTATTGGGCCTCTTTTTCCATCTCTTCTTTCACAATCCAAGTGTGTTCATGGCGAAATTCAAACGTGCCAATGTGGCCAATTTCCTTTGAGACATCATGGTCGATGTAGACTTTGTAGCCAAGCTCTTGCGCTTTCTTACAAAAGAACACATCCTCTCCCATGTAGCCCCGTGTCGTTTGCCAAGGCATATCAAACCATGGCTCACTCATGCCCTCAAACACCTCGCGCTTGATCAGCATTATGCCCGTTCCAATGCTTCCCACCTCTTCCAATCCAGTGGATTCTGGCATGGTGTAGACCGGAATTCGTTTGCCATTCTCGTCATAGTTTTGGGCAGTCGGGCCAGTGGGCATTCTTCTGCGTGCGCAGTTGGCGGCCACAATGTGCTTGTCATGGGCCAGCAGCTTGCCGACCATGTCCTGTGGGAATGTCATGTCTGAGTCAATGAAAAGGATGTGTGTGCAGCCCTCTTTCATGGCATCCAAGCAAAGGTCAGCCCTTTGGTTTTGGATGATCGTGCCTTGCATCAATTTCAGACTGATAGCGTCTGTGGTGTTGAGCGTGTGATACGCCACTAAATTCACCATACAGTAGGTGTAGTTTGTATGTACCTGATCACGGGCCGGTGTGCAGACTGCAATGTAGTTCATACTTTTCCAGGGCGAGTTCTAAAGAATTGATTTTCGCTTGAGTTTAACCAGCGCTTCATGTACTCCTGGTCATCGATCTTGCCCTCGGCCTTCATCTTGTAATAAAGGGATTCGGGGATGGATGCCACCAAGTGCCACTCACCGGTCCAGTTGGCCTTCTCATCCACGGCGTTGTAGATGGCCTTATTTGCCTCGATGACATCGGTCACATCTTGCTGGGTCTGGATGGTGACTTCATCGGTGTCGGTGTTGTAGTGCCAGGTGCGTGTGATGCCTTGCTGGGCGTTTACATCAAATAATTTTTTTTCAATCATTTTAAAAAAGGGCCAAGTTTCCCTGGCCCTTTCCATTTACCTTCCGATTAGGAAGTAATCAGGTCTGCTGCCAAACCATGAGCCAACTCAGAAGTGATCTTGTGACCCCATTCGCAAATCAAAAGTCTCTTTTCGGCATCGCCCGTCTTCGCCAATTCGACTTGCTGGTAAGGGCGCAGCACAGTCATCTTGGCGTAGTCAGGATCGATCACCCATGCATCGCGCTCACGCTGGAAGCGGTTCGCAATAACTTGCACGTTTCCGAAATCGCTGACATAAATGTCAACAGCTCCGACCAATGTGGCAGGCTTTGCACCGCCATCAATGTTGAAACGGCTTGAGGCAATACCAGTGAAAGATGACACGCGCTGCTTGTTAACAGGACCGCACATCAAAATCTTAGGTGTACCACCTTGTGACCACACTTTTTGAATCACATTCTTGAGAATGGTTTCAGTGAATGTGCGCACGTTGCCATCTGTACGGGCGCTGTTTGGCAGCGTTGTGTAAGATGGATCGACACCATTTGTCTGCTTGTCAGTGTTCGTTTTGATAAACGCACCCAAAGAAGCAGTCGCACGGGCAGTAGTAGAGTCACCAGCAACAGCGATAGCGCCATTGAGCATGGAGAACTCTTGATCGCGCTTTAATTCAGCGCCACGCTTTGCGATTTGGTCATTTTGTTTGCCAGGACTCGTTACCTTCCTGACCCTCTTTCGAGGCTTGCACTCTCATGCAAGATCAGACTATATCTTCACCCATTTCTGGGGCTAGGCACTTCGGACCACTTGGTCCTACGGGATTACTCCCTAGTCGTTGAACCTTCACCTTTTAAGGCGCTTGGCTGCTGATTGCCTAATCTTGATTCTTTTTGGACCTTCACACTTGCTCTTTCGGGCTATGTTGTGGTGTATCAAGCTCTAAAGGGTTTCCAGCAATTCACCTAGTTTTTCAATATTCGTTACCGAATACGGGCGCTTATCAATGCAAAGTTAACGCCAATTCGCTGCGACGACCAGCCTTGTTCACCACTTCTTCAGTAGCTGACAAGATGATTGTCTTGCGTGAAATCTGTGCATAGTTTTGCATACGCACAGTAGCAGTTACCGCATCAAAAGATGTGATGTCGTCACCCTCAAGCTGTGCATTAGCGGCAGCAGCGGCAAGAGTATCAGTTTGGAACTCAAACAAGCTGTTCGACACGTTTTCACGGCCAATGTTGCTCATGTAAGGCGTTTCTTCCATCTATGTTGAACAAGGCTCGTTAAACCTTGCCTCCCTTTCGGGACTGTATGTTTCCATACAGATCAGACTATATCTTCACCCACTTTAGTGGGGCCAGGTGCTTCGGACCACTTGGTCCTACGATCTTTCGATCTAGTCGTTGAACCTTCCTCTTTCGAGGCTCGGCTGCTGATTGCCCTCGGCTGCCTATCCGTTAGGGGTTTCCAGCAATTCTCCTGGTATCAATTGCAAATTACTCTGCAACGGCCCTCAGATTAAGGCGAAATGTTTGTGATCACATTGCTCAAGTCTTCGCGGATGCCCTTGGCGCTATAGGTCAAGAACGTGTTACTTACGATAGCCATAATTTCCTCATTTCAATAAAAGTTCAATTGCAGAAGCCGCATCATCGATGCGACCAGATTTTGCAAGACGCTGCTTTGCTCGCGTACTCTCAGTTGTTGTCGAAACCCGACCAGCTGCACCAGGCTTGGCTGTTCGTGGGCCATTGTTCACCACAGGCTTAATGCCTTGGCGTTTACTTACCATCTGGTCAAACAGTGCTGCTTTACGCAACAACAGGACCAGTCGGTGGTCGTAAACGCTCTTCAAGTCTTCATCGGTAAAGCCTGCTGCCTTCGCAGACTCAATCACCAGCGCCTTTTCGGCCTTTGCCTTCTTGGGGTCTTTCCAATCGGGCAAGGCTGCCAATAGAGCTTCTTGCTGGCTGGCAAGTTGGGCTTCCATGGCGCGCTGCTGTTCATACTGGGCCACTTGAGAGAGTCGCTGCTGTTCGGACTGAATAGCACCTAATTTCTCTTGTCGCTCCCGCATGACTTCCTTTTGCCTCACCCACTCGATTGGGTCTTCGTGATAAAGACGTTCCAAATCGACTTGAGGCTCTGAAGACTGAAGTTGGGCTTGCAATGCTCCCAACAATTGAGCATATTGCTCACGCTCGGCTCGGACTGCATGGGTCTCTTGCTCGACTTGCTTTCGCACTTCGGCAATTTGCTGCGTTTTCCGAGTGTAGTCCTGAGTCCTGGAGTAGCCCTTTTGGAGTTCGTCTAGCGTGACAGAAACTTCCTTGCCGTCAACTTTGACAGTGAAAGTCTGTGGCTGTTCGCCCTCTTCGGGCTCTTCCTCTTCTTCGGACTGTTCCTCTGAGGTTTCATCATCTGGCGCGTCTTCCACACCAGAGTCATCTTCCTCAGAAGCCGCTGTCTCGGTTTCCTCTTCGGATTCCTCGACTGGCTGCGTCTCGTCAACTTCTGCTTGTCCCTTTTCGGGGGCTAAGATTGCCGAGATAGCACTGGCCGCATCGGCCATATTCATTGCTTGTATTTCTGCCATAGTAATTTCTTAAATTAGGTTTTTCTGCAATTTGCTGATAGCGTTTTGGGCAATTTTCCCGTTGTCCATGATCTTGATCAACTCTTGCCGCAGGCCGTCAATGGCCTGCAACATGCACCACGCTGTCTCTCGCTTCACAGACTCTTCGGGTTTCGATGAACGAAATACCCAAAGTTGGTCATTTTCCAATTTCGCAATTGCCGCGTTGAGGGTTTCATCCTCAAGAATCTGCTGGGCTTTTTGGCCCTTTCTTACTTGGTCTTCATTTGTCACTTACTGTGCCATTCCTTGAAAGGTTGATGGGGGCATCATCTCAGGCGCTGGTGGCTGCGGCTGTGACACAAACTGTGCCGCCTGCTGCTGGGCCAACAATGCCTGCTGACGCATTGCTTCACGATCAATATTCTGGGCCGCATCAATTTCGGCTGTACTGATCTGTGATTTGTACTTTAACTCAATTTCATACTTTTTGAGATACAAATCCTGAGCCATTTTGTCGCGGGTCAGATCGTCATCCATCATCATCTGCTGGCGCTTTAGCTCCAGCTCGGCTGCTTTCTTTTGGATATCTGCCTTGATACTCGGCCTGCACTTGGGCCAGCACCTCTTCGGGTGATGGCTTTTGCTGTGGTGGTGGCACATAGTCGGCAGGGATATTCTGGAAAAAGCTCGTTGAGTCTTTGAAACCAGATAACTCTACGATTTTGCTCAGGGTATTACTAAACTGCT